GCGGGGTAAAAATGATACTTTGTGATCCAGCTTCCGAAAGAGCGGTTTTGGCAGGCATTTGCAGATATGGTGAGGATGCTTATCTGGACGTTGCCGATATTATTCAAGATTCTTCTTTTACTATTGATAGTAATAGTTTAATCTATAGATGCCTAAAAACCATCTGTGAAAATCAACAAAAACCGTCAATAGATATTGCGTCTATTTATTCAACAGCACAAGATCTTGGTTTATCTAATGTCTTTGCCAAAAAAGAAGAAGCACAACATTTAAAGGCTATTATAGATTTTCCTGTTAGTTTAGAAAATGTTCGCAAGTTCGCTGCTAAAATACGCAAACTAGAAATTGCTAGACTATTAAGAAAACAGCTAGAAGAAGCTGGTGATAAATTATTAGATATTAATGGCAATGAACCAATAACGTCCATTCTTGGAGTTGCAGAAGATGCGATATTCAATTTTTCATCATTACTAAATGATACTGATAATAATCCGATTAGTATTGGAAAAGATATTGATGAATATATTAAAGGCCTAGAAGAAAGTAAAGTTGATCAAATTGGTATTCCAACAGGATTTCCAATTTATGATCAGGCTATTGGTGGAGGATTAAGAAAAGGAACTGTGAATGTAATTGCAGCAAGACCCAAAACTGGAAAAACTTTATTATCAGATAATATGGGATTTCATATTGCACATCAACACAAAATCCCAGTTCTCAATATGGACACAGAAATGAATACTGTGGATCATATTAATAGAGTATTAGCTATGATGACAGAAGTTGAGATTAATAGTATTGAAACTGGTAAATTCGCCCAATCGGCAGACTCAAAATCAAAAATCGTCAATGCTGCACAAGAACTAAAGTCCGTTAGATTATTCTATAAAAGTATTGCTGGTAAACCATTTGAAGAACAATTAGCTATTATGAGAAGATGGATTCTCAAAGAAGTTGGACTAAATGATGACGGCACAGCGAAACCATGTGTAATATTTTATGACTATTTGAAACTTATGGATACCCAAGGCATGAGCCAAGACCTAAAAGAATATCAGGTTTTAGGCTTTATGATGACTAGTCTACACAATTTTGCTGTGAGATATCAAGTTCCTATTGTCGGTTTTATTCAATTAAATAGAGATGGAATTACAAAAGAAAGCACAGACACGGCTAGTGGTTCTGACCGAATTATCTGGTTGTGTAGTAATTTCACCATCTTTAAAAGAAAGAGCGACGAGGAAATTGCAGAAGATGGTCCAACAAGTGGAAACAGAAAGTTGGTACCATTAGTTAGCCGTCATGGTGGTGGTTTAGATGATAATGATTATATAAACTGCCATATGAAAGGATGGTGTGCAAAAATTTCAGAAGGTAAAACTAGACTAGAAATATTAAATAATAACAAACATAACGATGAAGGATTCGTACTAGATGAACAAGCAGATGATGATGAACAAGAAATACCCTTCGCATGATCAAGCAAAGCTAAAAATTCTTTGCGATGACCTCTGCGATAATATAGAGAAGTTATTAGATACATTTGATTTAGAGTATAAGATTAACTCTAAAATGATTGTAATGAGCTGTCCTATACACGGCGGAGATAATCCATCTGCTTTAAATATTTATCCAGATGGCGAAAGTTATAGGGGTAATTGGAAGTGTAGAACACACAATTGTGAACAAGAATTTAAGGCTTCTATCATAGGTTTTGTTAGGGGTATTATTTCTAATCAAAAATACGGATGGCAAGAACCAGGAGATAAAAGTTGCACATTTGATGAAGCCCTAAAATATGTGGAAAGTTTTCTAAATAAAGATTTATCTAGTATTAAAATTTCAAAATCAGATAAAGACAAAAAGATTTTTACCAATATCGTAAACTATATCAATAATAAAGCTGAGAATTCTGATAGTCGTATAACCAGAAATCAAATCATTAAATCTATTAAAATTCCATCAGAATATTATATACATAGAAATTATTCTGTAGACGTATTGACCAAATACGATATTGGCTTATGTGATAACGAAAGCAAACCAATGGGAAATAGGGTTGTTGTTCCTATATACGACAATAACTATGAATTTATGGTTGGTTGTACTGGCAGAAGTATTTTTGAAAAATGTAATAAATGCACATCATATCATAATCCCAATTTAAATTGTCCAAGTGATGATCAACTATGGATGTATCCAAAATGGAAACACAGCACAGACTTTAAAAGCCAAAATTATCTATATAACTTCTGGTTTGCTAAAGAGCATATTTATAATACCGGAGTGGCTATTATTGTTGAAAGTCCAGGTAATGTTTGGAGATTAGAAGAAAATGGAATTCATAATAGCGTTGGTTTATTTGGTTCTTCATTAAGCGATAGACAAAAAATATTATTAGATTCTTCTGGAGCAATGACGCTTATTATACTTACAGATAATGATGATGCTGGAAAAAAGGCAGCAGAACAAATAAAAAAGAAGTGTCAAAATACTTATAGAATATTCACACCACCCATATCTAAAAATGATGTGGGTGATATGACACCAGAAGAGATTTCCATAGAAATTAAACAATATATCCAAGGTGTAATATGACAAAAATCATTGCTTTTGCTGGACGTAAACAATCTGGTAAAACCACTTGTTCAGAATTTGTTAGACAGGTCTATAATAATGCAACATACAACGTACTGTATGATCGTGTCAAAGTAGAAAATATGTCAAAGATATATAATTTTGCTGATGCTTTAAAACAAGATATTTGCATCAATATGTTAGATATGACAAACGAACAATGCTATGGCGACGATGTGGCTAAAAATACTTTGACTAAATTAAGATGGGAAGATATGCCAGGATATGATGACTCCTGGCGATTAAATAAAGATTATGATAGTAGTGGTTTTATGACAGCTAGACAAGTTATGCAATTTGTTGGTACCGATATATTTCGTAAAATGAAAAATGATATATGGGCAAAAGCCACTCTTAGTAAAATTAAACAAGAAAAACCAAAATTAGCTATTGTTGCCGATTGTAGATTTCCTAATGAGGTTGAGGCTATTAGAGATGCTGGCGGAATTGTAATAAAACTCAATAGGAATCCATATAACTCTGATCACTCTAGTGAGGTAGCATTAGACGATATTAATTATTCAAATAAAAATTTCCATTTAGTTATTAATAATGACATACTATCTATAGATGAACAAAATACTATAATTCTTAATTTTTTAATTAAAAAAGATATGTTACCAAAATGAAAGCACTCATTACCGGTATCACAGGACAAGATGGATCTTATTTGGCAGAATTTTTGTTAAATAAGGGATATGAAGTTCATGGTATTATAAGAAGAACTAGTAATTTTTCTACTACCAGAATTGATCATATATATAATGATGTTAACTTATATTATGGAGATATGGGCGACAGTAGTTGCTTATCTAACATTATTCGAAAAGTATTACCAGATGAGATATACAACTTAGCAGCACAGAGTCATGTTAGAGTTAGTTTTCAACAACCAGTTTATACTACGGATTCTATATCTTTGGGCACACTAAATATACTAGAAATATTAAAAGACATAAAACAAAACTTAGATAAGAGTATAAAATTTTATCAGGCATCAAGTTCTGAAATGTTTGGAAAATCTTATGAAGTGCCACAAAAAGAAACAACGCCATTTTACCCTCGATCCCCATATGGAGTTGCCAAACTATATTCTCATTGGATAACAATAAACTATAGAGAAAGTTATGATTTATTTGGATGTAACGGGATTTTATTTAATCATGAAAGTCCACGCAGAGGAGAAACCTTCGTTACTAGAAAAATCACCAAAGCAGCAACCCGAATTAAACTAGGATTACAAAATAAATTATATCTTGGTAATTTAGACGCTAAACGAGACTGGGGTTATGCCAAAGACTATGTTGAAGCCATGTGGCTAATGCTACAACAAGATAATCCAGACGACTATATAATAGCAACAGGAGAGACACATTCTGTAAAAGAATTTTGCGAAATAGCATTCGGCTTATTAGATTTAGATTATAGAGAATTTGTAGAGATAGATTCTGATTATTATAGACCTACCGAAGTTGATATTCTATTAGGGGATTATTCTAAGGCACAAAAAAAATTAGGATGGTCACCAAAAACCACATTTAATAATTTGATACGATTAATGATAGATCACGATATGACCATAGCAGAAAAAGAAAAACATTATGATAAACGATAAAATAATTGTCACAGGTGGATCGGGATTTTTGGGACAGTCTGTGGTGGATAAATTAATAGCTGTTGGTTATAATCCAAACACTATTATAGTTCCAAGAAAAGCACAATATGACTTAACACAACAAGAAAGTGTCAATAGATTATTTGAAGATACTAATCCTGATATAGTTATTCATTTGGCGGCTGAGGTTGGTGGTATTGGTGCCAATATGAAATATCCTGGAAGATTTTTTTATGCTAATATGAGTATGGGCATAAATCTTATAGAACAATCCAGATTGAATAATATTAAAAAATTTGTTTTTGTAGGAACAGTATGTGCTTATCCAAAACACTGTCCTGCACCATTCAAAGAATTCGATATATGGAACGGATATCCAGAGGAAACTAATGCTGCTTATGGTGTTGCTAAAAAATCTTTATTCACCATGCTAGAAGCATACTATCAACAATATGAATTAAAGAGCACTATTCTTGTGCCAGTCAACTTATA